CCGTGCGCCCGCTCCGCATCGGAATCGTCCAAGCCGAGAACGACAAGGGCGACCTAGCGGAATCATTCCAAGGGGTAGGCCATGGTCTCAACCTCACCGTCGATGAGATGCGGATGCTCCAGCGACAGCTCGAGTTCCGCACCGAATCCGTTCGCACCGGTGACCAGTTCCTCGCCTACGCCCGCCGGTTCATCACACGATCCAAACTGGATGTGATCATCGGGGACCCGCTCTTCTCCTACTTCGGTGGCGATCTCAGCGACCAGGGCGAGGTCTCCGTATTCCTCCGCAACAAGCTCCAGCCCATCCTGCACGAGACCAAGGTCGCTTGGATCTGGATGCACCATGTCACCAAGAACACCCGGCGCGATACCGACGAGCCGCCCACCATCATGGAGATGGCCCACGCTGGCTTCGGAAGCTCCGAGCTTGGCAACTGGGCGCGGGAGATCGCGGTGATCGCAGAAGTGGGCCAGCACAAGCCTCGACGCTTCCAGATGGCCTTCTGCAAGCGCGGAGGACGCCTCCCACGCGCATCCCTCATGCTCCAGCACTCCGAGGGCAGCATCTCATGGAAGGAATGGAACCCCATGGTCATGACCGGAGCGCAGCTCAAGGAGAAGCAGCCGTTCAAACCAAACACCAAGCGCAAGCGCAGCCCCGCCGATATATGACCTACCGCGAACAATTCGGCACCATGCCGAGCCTCAAGCACGACAAGGACCCGGCCAAGAGCCAAGTGATAAATCACATCGCCACGACCCTCGCTATTGATATTGAGCGGGCCACTCGTGTGTTCGATGATATCCGCAAACGGATACTCATCTATGACAAGATCGATGGCACATGGTCAGGCATCGATCACCGCGCTAATACTAGAACGGACAAGGCAAGGATTGAGCGACTGGAAATCCGACTCGCCACCCTCGAAAGGGCGCACAAGAAACTCCTCGCCGCCTACCGCTTCCACCGGAAGCACGAGCATCCCAAGGAGTAGTCCCCTAGGGGGTAGTCTGGTCATGACAGAGTGTCTCCTTTTTCTGACACAGGTACCCCCTACGGACACACCCCTATTCCCCCACTATATGGGGGGAAGTCCTCGCTCCCCCCAGCATCTGGCCGAGTGGGGGGGCGAGGACAGGGTTAAAGACTTCTCGGTTTGGAAACTTTGAAATCGCTCGGAACGGAAATCGGGGGTTAGGAGATGAAGCGCGAATGCCCCGCGCTGGAGCGGAAAGGGGCCTAGGATGCGTCGGAGGGGGCGGGGAGTGTGATGACAGCGGAACCCCATTGATCGGCCATGGCGCGGGCGATGCCGGGATAGGTCTTGGAACGCTCCTTCCAGCGGGTGGGACTGGGACCGAGTTTGTTCTGGCCGCTGGGGGTTTGATTGGCCCACCTACCGGAGGGCGGTAGTGGTAGTATGTTTGTGGGAATCAGAGGGGGTAGGTTCTTTAGCCACAAGCAGGTTCGCTTGCTCGCGTTATCACCAAACTGATATGGCTGTATCATTTGTGTGGGTTTGCAGATACGGGTGTTGATCGCGCCCACCGGATTCTCTATTGCTATGCGGGGGATTCCGCTATTGAGCAATAAGTGGACGAACGCGAGCGCGTCCTCGGTCAGCTTCGGGTCGCGCAACCCCCTCGTCGTCCAGTGCATACCGCTCGCGCAGAGGTAGGTGCAGGGCGGGAACGCGATCATCAGGTCCCACCGCTCGTGATCGTGCAGGAGATCGCGCACATCGCCACGGTAGTGCTGGCCCACCGTGTCCGATTCCTCGAAGTCGCAGCTCCAAGCATCCCAACCACGCGCCGCGAACTCGTCGCGCACCCTCCCACTATACTCGCAGGCCACAAGCACACGGGGCTTCACTGGCCCACCTCCACACCCACAAGCTCCCAGCCATACCGATGCGCGTCCTCAGCCGCAGCCTCACGGGCATCAGCCACCGGCTCATGGTACGAGTTGTCAGTCACCACCCCACCGCAGGGCTTGCGGAACGTCGCAGTCACTCGCAGCGGAGCGACGAAGAAGTCCGATTCCTCGCCATTCATGGTTGTGCCGTTCGCCCATGTCAGACCCCAGCAGTGCCCGTTGAACTCACACTTGATCAACCACTGGCCCACAGAATCATGCACCACACGGTACGCACCGCTCTTCCAATGCACCGTCCGCCCGGCCAACACCGCCACCTTGATCTCTTCAAGCTTCATACAATCACCTTCTAGTTACACGCCGCTCCATGCGGCGATGCACGGACAATCCCACACCGCTCCATACCCGTCAAGCGGGAAAATGCGGGGCGTGGGAGAAAATCACTGTACCGCTCCATGAGAGCGGGATACCGCCCCATAATCGGATCTCGGATTCCGAATTCCGAATCTCCCTATGCGCTATAGCGGGGAGTCGCACATGAGCGGCACATGAGCGGCACATGAGAATAGGAAGGGATAGGACATCGAGTGTCGCACCCTGGTAGGACATTGGATGTCCAATGGGGGGCCGCCTGGTTACGGGGTAGGGGTAGAAAAGGAAGAGACTAGTGGCCAACTAGGAAACGAAAAGGCCCCGTAGGGCGAACCATACGGGGCGGGCGATGGAATGGATTTGTTCCTAGTTCCTAGACTCTGCAAGGGCAGAAAGGAGCATGAGTAGGAAACAGAGAAGACACAAGGCTAGGTAACCTAGGACACGCAAGAGGGGTTTCATATTATGACGTGGACGCATGTCCCATCGGGCAAATGACCAGTTGCAAATACCACATGCCCGAAATCTTTGGAGAAATCCCGGTCAAATAGCATGCGGGCCGCTAGTTCGTGCCTTTCCTGTCGGCCCATTTCGTAAGGGTAAGGTATCGTCAAGCTTCCCTTGCTCCACGATGCTTTGATCCGTGCGCCTTTCGTATTTGTCGGCCCGAGAAATCGGGTTTTGATCGCTTCCATGGTGTGGGTGTGGTTCGGGGTTTAGATCATGCCGATCACAAGGAGAACGGAAGGGCATCCGTGGGGGCAAGTCCCGTCGGGTTCGACGATACAACCCTCCGAGCAGCATGCGGGGGCGGTGGCGTCGAATGAGGCGTGGCGAACGAATGAGAAAACGGAGTCCTCGTTCGTGGGGTCCACACCCTCGTTTTCGAGGGTCTCATCGGCAGAGATGCGGTAGGGGTTGGAATAGGTTTTCTGCGCTTTGGTTTTCATATGTTGAGAGGGCATCAATTGCCCGCAGAACCTACCGTTTCCGATAGGCTCGCCGGGAAATTCAAGCACCGATGAAATGGCGTTTCCCCGTACCATGGGCGGGAATGAAAACCGACCGTTGACCGCCCCTTGCGCCCGGACAACCTAGGCAAATCGAACAGGGGGTTCCGTTCCGTTCCGAAGCGCAAAGGGTTTCGAAGGAATGATGATCTAGGTCCGGGGTGACACGGAAGGTCGACCAGCCCATCGATCGGGCGATGAGAAGTTCGGCAGTGGTGTCGACGGATGCCATTAGGATTTGACGCCAAGATTGCAAGGAAGGCTTTCGCCATTGATGGGTGTAGCCTGTCCAACCCGATGAGACGCCAGCGATGGCCAAGGCAAGGGACAATGGCATATGCGTGGGGTCGCCGTAGGCTCCGAAGCGAACCCGTCGGCCCGCGAAGATGTCCATGAATTGAAGGGTAGGGTATTTGCCCGCTTTCCATGCCCGCCAGATTCCAAGCGGAGCTTGTCCTACGTTGACGTAACAGGAACGCTCTTTCCCGGTACCGTCGCCACGGTGGACGCATGACCCGCAGATTAAACGATCTAGACCTTCCTTGATTGCTTGGACGGGATCAACGGAACGAACCAGAATCCAGATCTGGATCATGTCCCCGGTTTTCCGATTGTCGGAAGGGGAAGAGAATCCGGTCGCGATGATCACCCGATGGGTGTCCTCGTGGAGAACGAAGCCGTTCACTCTACACCCCCGATCAGCAACTCCGCGAAGCAGTAGGCGAGGGCGAGGATTACGAGGGAAGCGAGGGCAAGGAAGGCGAGGGATTGGATTAGGTTTTTGTGGGATTTCATGGTGTAGGAAACCGGGCTCTATGCCCGGACCAGATGCCTCCCGATGGAAGGCACCGGATCCGATCACGGGAGTAATTCGAAGGTGTCGCAGTCGAAAAGGGATCGCGCACGCTTCACAGTTGAAACCGCATCAAAAGTTCCCCACCGCCAAGGAATGAGAACCTCGCCGTCTCCACGGGTTTCGACGATACGGTAGCGGTATTGACCCGACTCGGGGTCGCACTGGATTTGCAGAAGGGAATTCATGACGGGGAAATAGTGCGACGGGATGCGACGGAATGCAACGGAAAAGAACAAATAAATTGATGGGTTTCAACCAGGGGATGACCCATCGGGAATGACCAGCGAAGTCGAGGTGATTGAAAAGGCGAAGGGGAAGGAGGTTAAAGTCGGGCCGAAACGAAAGGTGGGGAGGCCATGCAAAGTGGTTCCCGTGGAGGACAGAAAAAAGGCCCTTCGCGCTGCCGAGCTAGGAATCCCATTGGAGCGGGTGGCTATCCTTTGCGGGTTCCCGAGTGGCAACGCTGGGGGTTGGGCTGACTACCTTCGGCGCAACCCCGACTTCGCGCAGGAACTGGAGAAAGCCCGGCTCGAAGGGGAACTGGACATGTCCTGCGTAGTGCGTACCGCTGGCCCCGGTTGGCAAGGCAGTGCATGGCTACTAGAGAGAACGAGAGGTTATGTAGCCAGAGCGCAGCTCGAGCATACAGGAAAGGGAGGGAAGGAGCTGAGTATAAGCGGTAGCCTGCTGGGAGCATTCGGAGGGAAGTGACCACGGGGGGGGACCACCCCAAGAGGGGGGTGGGTGTTACCTGTATACCCCCTCCCCGCCCCACCCACAATTTTATGCCTGTCAAGCAGATAAAGCGCAAACCCTCGAATCTCGGTTTACGCAGTGCGAGTGGTCCGATGCCAGCCTGGAAGCAGCGGAAGCTCCTCCAAGAGGCGCAGCATCTGAAGAACTTCCCGAGCATGATGCTTGGCCTACGGGAGGTATACCCTTGGCAGGAGGCGGTGTTGGGTGCGTTGAACGAGAAGCATGCGAAGGTTGCGCTGAAGGCTGCGAATGGCTCTGGCAAGACGAGCATGGTCGCCGCGAGTGCGGTGATCTGGCACATGCTCCGGTATCCGGGGAGCTTGGTCGTGTGTACCGCAGGTGTGTACCGGCAAGTGGCCGACGCTCTGTGGCCGCATCTGCGGAAGATGATCAACGGGTTGGGTGGCGAGGAGAACGGGTTCTCGATCAAGGACGGCGAGGTGCGCTATGTGTATCCGAGGCTGGTGGATGGGCAGGAGCAGGTGAGCCGGTGCATCGGGTTCAGCGCGAGCAACCCGGAGAAGGCGGAGGGCTGGCATGTGCAGGGTCCGAGCCAGGACTTGCTGTATGTGGTGGACGAGGCGAAGGCGGTACCGGACGGGATATTCCAGTCGATGGAGCGGTGCCAGCCGACGCGGGTGCTGCTGATGAGCAGCCCCGGAGGCTCCTCCGGGTATTTCTATGATGTGTTCCGTCGGAACGATGGGAAGTGGCAGACGTTCACGGTGACGGCGTTCGATTGTCCGCACATACGGAAGGAGTGGATCGACGAGCAGATGGCCCGCTGGGGCGAGGGACACCCGCTGGTGCGCTCGATGATCTACGCGGAGTTCATGGAGGACGACGGGAGTCTCACGGCAGTGCGTACCGCCGACTGGCAGAGACTCGTCAGCTCGCCCGCCAAGGAGGAGACCGATGGCCATCGCCTGACCGCAGGATGCGATTTCAGCGCAGGCGGCGACGAGAGCGTGATGGCGATCAGGCAGGGCAACGTGATCAAGGGCCTGGTGCGCTGGCGGGACAAGGACACGATGGCCAGCGTGGGGAGGTTCATCGCGGAGTTTCGGAAATGGAAGCTGAAGGCCGAGGACATCTATGCGGATGTAGGAGGAATGGGCGTGGTGATGTGCGACGCCCTGAGGGCCGAGGGCTGGGATGTGCGCCGGGTGAACTTCGGGGAGCGGGCGATTCGGGATGATCAGTTCGTGAACCGTGCGGCGGAGATGTGGATCGAGTTCGGGCGGATGGTGGAGGAGGGGAAGGTGAACCTGGGGCCGGTGGGGAGTGATGAGGTATTGCTCCAGCAGTTCGTGACTCGGAAGGTGAGGACCAATGGGAAGGGGAAGCTGACGCTGGAGGGGAAGGATGAGCTTC